CAAAAAGCCGTCTCTGCAGGATTTACCTCTTATGGCTTTTGGGCAATACCTAAAGTTGGAGCTCGTGTATGATGAATGGATAGTTGTTAATAGCAGTGAAAATGACAAAAGGACTACTCTGGCACCGCATCTTTTGCTTCAGCTTCAATTGCTTTTGTGGCGTCCAGCGCAGCTTTATTTATTTGTTGAATTTCGTTAAAGAAGGACGCATCATCAACAATAAGTTGTGACGGGGTTGGCCCAACGATGTCTCGAGTCTCAACAGATGGAATAAGCTGTTGAGCTTGGAAGCGATAAATTAAAGGACGCCACTGTGGGCTGAAGCCATCAGCGGCCCAACTGGCATCAACAATTTCTAAATATTTTTTAACCGGTCTGAGATTATGATCATACTGCATTTCGGCTGGAAGCTCGATAATATCGCCAACAACTATTGGCCGGCCTAATGCTCTAACCATTTCAGCAAATGAAACCGTGAAGGCATATTGTTCTGCGATACTCAGACCAAATCTGCCAAGATCGCCAAAGTTATCAGCTGGCGAATATTGACAGAAAATTTGAACTGATGAGGAAGCATAATCTCTGTCACGATTTTCTTGTAACAACATGTCTTGAATGTTGTCTAATGAAGTCGCCTGATAATCCATTAATTGCAGTTGAATTATTTCCCAAGATTCTGAACTGCTGATGCCGGCAAAAGCTGTAGGAATAATTCTCCAGTATGGCGCTGGCGCCGATTGCTTTAGATTTACTGTTTCTAAATTTCCGGTATTCGGCAAATTAACAATATCAACTCTCTGCCAGGCTAAATGAAGTTCGACGAAAAAAGTATCTCCAACGACGAATGGTATTGATCCAGCAGAAATTGTCAGACACGCGACTGAACTTCTGAATGGTACGCCAAGCATCGCTGTTCCAATTATACCAGCACTTACGCTTGACACGGTGAAGCTTGTTGGGGAAGTTGCTGTTATAGTTAATAAATCTTGTGTGGCTGATGGTTCAACTGACGTTATTGTTAATGTGCCATTTCCTACGCCAGTAAAACTAGGCGTTTGTGCTTCAACTTTACCATCTGCCCGTTCTATTTTAATCTGTTGCGCTCTTTTATTAGGATCTGAGCTTTGCTGAATTTTAATCGTGGTGATATGCTGAAATACAGGTGCAGGCGGACCATATGCTTGACCGCCAAGAGGATTTTTCTTAGTGCCAAAATTATATCCAATGTATGACGGTGTAGTGACCACTGCAGTTCCTACTTGCGCTGATCTCCATGTCAAACTTGGCGAAGCTATGAATGCATTAGATGCGGCATATCCAGCTGCGGCACCGCTCGATAACGCTGAACCATCGCCAGTTAAATCAACTAAACGGCCTTGTTCATGAACTCCAAGTAACTTAAATACGTTAAGAGGAACACCTGCAATAGCCAACTGTTCCGCCACATATTCTTCTTGAATCTTCTTTTCATTTTGTAGGCACTCCGAATCCGCGTCATTGAGCCGCCAAGTTCCAACGCATAGATCCGGGGGAGTATATGGTCCAGTTGTCATCTATTATCCAATCAAAATTCCGGTGTTCACGAATTCCACGCCGCCATTTCCAACTTCATAATCATTCAACTGACGTTGAAGTTCAACTTGCATTTCAGTTGCTTGGGAAATAAGTTCAGCACCATTCAACGTAATACCACCATTTGGACCTGGCAAATTGCCATATTTAGAACGTATATGGCCAAGCGTCATCATGAGTTCGCTTTCTGCCCAAGCTTGTAACCACTGTTTGGCGTAACGATCAGAAAGAAGTTCTTGTTCTGTTCTTTCCATCACACAGTCAAGAACGATTCTTTCTTCTCTGAAGATTTTACGAAGAATTAATAATTCTCTTTTTGCTTCATTCCACGTGAATTGGAAATTACCAGCAAAGACGCGCTCATATTCTTCAGCGAGCTGGTGCGTTAAATGAACTGATAAAATATCAATTGACGCGCCATATAAGAATTGCTGGAAGAAAATCTGTGAATAAACTGCGGCGTCACCACCATACGCGTTAAAACCGATAGTTGAAATGCGGTGAATTTTATTAACGCTTACGACCTTATCGGTGCCAATTGTTG